CCTCATATTTTCTCCGGGGGTTATATTTTTGAGACCTTTATAGGGGCGTTGGCGGCTCCTCCTTTCATCCGACGCTACCTGCTGCTACGGTTTCCGGTTCTCCTCCAAGTTTACGTATAGACGGCTTAGGTTACCCCCGTCAACGCCTGTATAAAGGTCTCAAAAGTAATAGAAAAGGATATTTGTTATGGCTAAAAGAGAACCGAAACCATTGAAAAGGAGCAGGAGATCGAGTGCACAGACAAGAGAAGAACGTGAGAATGAGTGCATTAGCCTCGCTTACGACCTTGCTGAGCAACGCATTCGAGACGGTACGGCTACAGCAGCGGAGATTGTTCACTTTTTAAAGCTCGGATCAACCAGAGAAATGGAAGAAAGAGAGCTCATGAGACAGAAAAGGGACTACGAGGCTGCTAAGATCGACAATCTAAACTCCCAGAGGAATTCAGAAGATCTGTATAGCGAGGCTATCAGAGCTTTCCGTCGATATTCTGGGGCGGATGAAGACGAAGATGAGTACTACGATTAAGACGTACTCTGAATTAATCAAACTTCCGACATTCAAAGAGCGGTTTGACTATCTTTACATCGGCGGAAGAGTTGGTCAGACCACATTTGGTTCAGAGCGATATTTGAATCAGGTGTTTTACAACTCAATGGAATGGCGGCAGCTTAGAAATGACATCATCCTCCGTGACAACGGGTGTGATCTAGGTATTGAAGGGCGAGAAATTTTAAACAAACGTTACGTTCGGATACACCACATCAATCCGATTACCATGGATGATATTCGCAACCGATCCCCAAAGTTGGTTGACCCAGAGAACTTGATTACATGTCTGTATTCAACTCATGAGGCGATTCACTATGCTGGTTGGGGCGGAGTTACGAAAGAGCCAGTTACTCGTAAACCAAATGACACATGTCCATGGAGGTAACTATGGATGAGATTATCTTAGATTCCGTTAAAGACAAAATAGCTGGCGGTGCGATACACGAACACTTTAACCAGGAATTAATTGACGCCATCAATGCTGTCTTTGTGGATCTTAGACAGATCGGAATTGGGCCTGCCGATGGTTTTGCTCTGAAGGATGGCTATGAAACATGGTCTAGCTTTCTTGGGGAGAATCAGGCAATGCAGGAAAGTGTCAAGTCTCTTGTAGCTTTAAAGGTTCGTCTTATATTTGACCCTCCGGCTAGTTCGGCGATCAAAGAGGCGATCAAAGAAAACATTGACAGACTTGAATGGCGTCTCAATGTCAACTATGAAATCGGCGTTTGATGTCTGCCACAAAAAACTAAAGAAAGGAGGCAGACGTGAGAATACCGATGGACATAATTGTCACTATCATTTGTACAATATTCGCTTCATCTGGATTCTGGGCGTGGCTTATGAACAGACAGTCCAAGAATACAGCTGAAAGACGAATGATTCTTGGAATAGGCTATAGATCTATCTGTGACTTATGTACGGTGTACATCAAACGCGGTTACATAACACGTGATGAGTATGCCGATCTTAAGAAGTATTTGTATGAACCGTATCGAGAGATGGGCGGTAACGGTACGTGTGAACGTTTAATGAGAGAAATAGACAGTTTACCAATCAAGGAGGATTAATGATGGAAAAACTATTCTTTGACTTACTGTACTGTGTTCTTTACGGAGTGATCGTATGGGCGGCACATGCAATTGTTAAAGACGTTCTTCCGTTTGTTCGAGCCAAGCTTGCTTCAACTCAGTACAGCTGGGCAGCTGAGATCATTGAGAACACGGTTCGAGCTTACGAGCAGTTGATCGTTGGTCCGAACATGGGCGAAGAACGATACAAACTGGTTGTTGACCAGGTTACAAAAGAACTTAACAAACTTGGAATTGAACTGACCAATCAGCAGATCATGACACTCGTAGAGGCAGCTGTTCAGGTCATGAATTCTGAGAAACTAGTTGTTGAGCCGCTTGAACCGCTTATTGGTACAGTAGAGGAAAAACCAAATGAATAAAGAAAACCAGGCCGTTACAGCCAAAATGATTACTGGCGCTGAAACTGGCGGCCAGGTTTATGGAGCCGGACGATGGGATGATGTTAAAGTTCCAAAGATCGGACGTGAAGTAACACTTACTCTTGGTGCTTATCAGTTCTATGGAGAAGAAGGTCGAGAGTTGCTCAAAATGGTGTATATGACCGACCCATCACAGTTTTCCCTCTATTTACATTCTTGTCTTGACATGAACTGGGTTGCGAATCAGTGGGTTCCGCCATATGAAGTACGGAAACAAATAGCCAATATTATCTCTTCCCCGGTCGGAAAGGCAAAGCAGGTAGAACTGTTCTGCCAGATCCAGCTTCCGGCTTACATCAAGCGAGCTGAGGAGTTCGGTGTGATTGATGACAAAGCTCAGATGATGTGGGTTGAGATCGAGCATGTTGGCGGACTTAAAGCGGCTAAGCGGATATTTACAAGATGCGGTGGTGACTACTCTCTTGATAAGATTATGTGGTCTCTTAAATGCGATCAGGATGACCATAGTTCAGAGAATCAGGCAGGTGATAGACTTTACTGGTCTAGACACGTGTTCTGTCGTAACTGCATCGAGAAGTATGCTGTCGATTCGGACAGCTTCGATGGCGTTTATGTGGAGGTAAGTGACTGATGGTAATAGTTGGATCTGCAAGACACGATGAGAACTATGAATACTCAGGCGGACGAGCTGGCGATCAAACTGGGAACGAAGTTGAGACTCAAGAATGGTACCTCCATCGCAAAGGCTGGAGAGTACTCAGAGCAAAAAACACCAGAGTACGGGAACGAATTGCCGATAATATGGAATACGCTTGTGCCAATCCTCATATAGGCTATGACCAGGATCAGAACTGGACTCTCTGGGATGTTGCGAAGGAAGTTGGCTTTGACTGTCGGTTAGTTACAACAAACTGTGAGACAGACTGTGCTAGACTTGTGCGGGTTTGCGTTGCGTATGCCGGAATTATTGCTTCTGACTTTTATACAGGTAACGAAGCATCTGCTCTTCTCGCAACCGGTGAGTTTGACGAGTATCCACTTGCTGCTACGAATCCGGAACTGCTGGTGCGTGGCGACATTCTCGTTACAAAGACACAGGGTCATACAGTTGTTGTTGTAAAACAGAGTAACCAGCCAGAATACGAAGATGACTTCGATGGCGTGTATGTTGAGGTATAAAATGCATGATTCATATTTAGAGCACCACGGCATCCTTGGCCAGAAATGGGGTATTCGACGGTTTCAGAACAAAGACGGAACGAGAACGGCCGCCGGAAAAGCAAGACAAGGCGTTTTGACCGATAAGAAAAAAGCCATTCTCGAAAAGAATGTCGAAGTTAATTTTAACAAAGCTTTGCAACTTAATTCGAAAAAAGCCAGAGATAAGGCCATAGTAGATTTTACTAAGGCGGAAATCACCAAAGCTAAGGCTAATGGTAGAACACCGTATGATGTATATTTGGACCATCGTGAAAAGGCTTATAAACATACTCGCAATGTTAATGATTTACTTGCTTCTGGAAAGTTTGACGAAGTAGATGAGGAGCTCAAATCTCGAATTTATAGGAAATCTAGCGAGATGATAAGACGGAAATACGGCGACAAACCTGGTGATGACGCACAGAAAGCCCGTCTGTCTCAAATAGAGAAAGAAGAAAGAAAACTAAAGAATAGGGATGTTGCAGACCTTCAGTCTGAGATTGAAGATAAGGTTGGGAGCTGGTATTTCAGCGAACCGCATAGCCCAGAATGTAAAAAGATCATGGATGATCATCGTAAAGCGTATAAGAATGAAGTGGGTCCACTTGAAAAAGAAGCCAATGATCTTTTAGCTAAGGTATATGACGCGCGAGATAGATCGGCTAGTTATCAATTATTTGGAAAAGAGAACGCTGAAATAAGTTCCGCGTATAAAGCGTATCACGACGTTTTATCAAAAGAAATAGATGCTCGTAATAGAATTAATGACGAGTATGTGGATAAGCTTGCGTCATTGTCTTTGAAAAAGCTTGGCTATGAAGATTCTAAAGAGAACCATGACTACATACGAAAAATTCATGTTATTGACTGGGATTAAGTATAAGGAGAAATCAAAATGGCAGTAACATATAAGCTTTCTACTATAAAACTCGGGTCGACCGGCCCGCACGTTCTCCTTGTTCAGGAGATTCTTAAAGCCAGAGGATTCAAAGGTAAAGATGGTCAGCCCCTTAAACTTGATGGGGAAGCTGGCGAGAAAACAATGTTTGCTATTGCGTCCTACATTGAGGCTCGGAAGAAGCAGGGCGCTGATCTCGGATCTCCGGATGGTTGGGGACCGAAGTGCTGGGGCGATCAGAACTGGCCCAAAGCATAAGGAGGACAAATGCTATCCAATACTGCGACTCCAAAGTATTACGGGGAGTTTCGAGATGCTGTAATTCGAGGTGAGATTCCAGTTTGTCAAGAGATCTCAATGGAGATGAATAGAATTGACGATCTAATAAGAGATCCTCGGTACTATTACGATGACAAAGCTGTTGAAGGTTGGATTGAGTTCTGTAATGAGGAACTCACTTTGACTGACGGTAGAGACTTACATCTTCTCGATTCTTTCAAGCTGTGGGGTGAGCAGGTATTTGGATGGTATTACTTTTCTGAACGATCCGTCTACAAACGTAACAAGAATGGACGAGGCGGACATTACGAAATTAGAAAAGAGAAG